TAATTCCCGCTCCCGGATGCACATAATTAAAGTATTTAATACCACCAATATCTTGACGCTCTCTTACCCAGAACGAATTTAATTTATTTATTGCTTTAAGTTTTTTCATTGTAAATTTCCTCTTGGAATGCAAATAAAAGGGATGCTCCGAAGAACATCCCTGTTGTTAAAGTACCAGTAATCCTGACTGGAATAAGTGCCCTTCACATAAGACACATAATTTGTAATCTTCCTCGTTGATTAAATCGAGGATTAATGCAAGGGATTCAACCCTATCACCACTCCATTCAACATCATTCCATGAATATTGAATGTTTGCACCAATCTTAATTCGTGCATCTGCTCCTTCAAGCAGTGTTGAATAATTGAAGTATTCCTCTGCATCTACTGTATCAAAATCCCAAGGAATTTGGGAATGAATAGAACTGTCTAAAGTTCTATTGATTAAAAACATAACTGTAGCCTTCATTTTGTTCCCCTAACTTTTTTAAATATTCTGCGTTGTTTATTATTTACCAATAGTAGTAATTTATCGAAATCACGCTCTGAAAGTGACTTGATATCTTTCTCAAACGAAGGATCATCGATTTTGGTTTTTGGTGTATAGGTAACTTCACTCACCCTCACCTTACAAGCACCGCCTCTAATTGTACTCATTTCTTACCTCCTTTTAAAGCAGCTTCTAAAAAGTAACTAAAAGGAATGGGCGGCTTGTCTTTGCCGAGTACTTTCTTATTCCAATCTTGTTTCTCTCTTTGTTTGCTGAAGGTAGTTTCTGTAACGCCTGTTATTTTTCTCATAGGATTCTCCTTAGTTATAATAATCGATATTGATTATCATATAAGATACCATTATTTCCGCATATTCCCTTTAAGATTTTAATACTAAAGAATAACAGATAACGGACTACGTCCTAGGGGTTAATTGAGGGGGACGTCTGAAGGGTTAATTCAACGGGTTCAGTGTCAAAAGTTTCGCACGCAGTGGCGCAGAACCGCCCGTTCTGGCACCAGAAACTGGGGTACACGGCACGCGGCTGGCACGCTGATCCCTCAGTGATGCCCACCACGCACGCGCCACACACACGCCCAGATTTCACGCCCACCAAAATTCGTGCAGAAACTGCCCCTCTTGTCGCGGAAAATTTTGGCATGGCCATCATCAGGGATGCTCGTCCAAATGCCACGTAGCTACGTATCCGATCCTACTCCAGCCCTGTTTTTCGAGAATTCTGGTAAACACGTTTTTCTCGTCAGCATTACTTCCGCCTGATATGATACAGTTAATATTTCTTCGTCTTGCTTCTTCAATAAGTTCTTCATGTAATAATATTACAGCTTTGACAGCTTTTGTTCCTGTTAAATCAGAAGCAAAGAAACATTGTTGCAGTACAGGATCTTTGATACATTCATTTCTCCTAACGTCAGCAAGTAGCCATGCTCTTATCTTTCCACCTACTTCAACAACTCTTAAAAAACCTCTTAATGCTATTATGCGTTTCATTGAATATAATGATGTTTCATAATCTGCTCTGATTAATTCAGGTTGCGCAAATTTCATATATATTTTGACGCAATCATCTAATTCTCTGTTATGTGTAATTCTTCGTATAATCATATATAAAAGGCCCCAACCGAAGTCAGGGCCGTTCCCCTTTATTCAGGATCCTTGGATGTTACATGTCCGCCACCTAAGATGGCAACAGATAACGCTAATATACCGTCCATTTGTTCTGGTGTTAGTTCGACTATTTTAAAGGCACTTAATGATGCCAAGGTAGAGGAAATAATACCAAACCAAGTAGATGGTTCTTTTAATCGTGCAAATAAATATTTCATTAAAAATTCCTTACATTTAAAATTCCACCCGATACACACATACTCGTTAAAGCAGGAACTTTGGTAACGTTGGCAAGAATAGCCTCTTTAATCTGAGCAGCAGTTGCTGCGGGATACTTAGCTTTATACAAAGCTATAGCTCCAGTAACGCAAGGCGCGGAAAACGATGTGCCACTCGCTGTTGTGAAGGATGAAACCATATCTGCGTCCGATCGATAGCCAGTTGTTGTATAAATGTTTTCTCCAGGCGCAAACAAGTCTACAGATTTCCATCCATAGTTTGAAAACGTTGACATTGCCCCTGCTGCGTTTGTTGAACCAACATTTATAAGGTTCTCTGACACACAACTTCCAGGGTACGCTGGTGTGGCCTCAACATCTTGACCACTATTTCCTGCTGCTGCTACAAATAAAATATCTTGAGCGTCAAACATTGCTGCCTCTTCTACAAAAGAATTTGAAGAGCCTTCATATGACAGATTAACTGCTACAACATTAACGCCAAGCGTTTTTAATTCTTTGAAGTATCGAATTGCCAGTGCGCAATCAAAACTATTAAACCCCGTACCATAAGGCTTAACTACGTTTGCTTGAATAATACGAATATTCCAACAAACTCCCGCAACACCTGTGCCATTAGCACCATCTGCGCCAATAATTCCTGAACAGTAAGTTCCGTGCAATTGACTAGAACTTCCGGACTTAGGGCTATCAAATGTAACATTATTATTACAGGCAAAATTCCATCCGTAATAATCATTCTTTTTCCCATTACCATTTCCATCAGTTCCGCTGACTAAAGATTCATTAGGCACTTGTCCCAAATTCTTTATCAGATCCGGATGCAAAAAACATCCGCTGTCAATTACACCTACATATATTGAGTCTGAACCTACGTTTCCATTTGCCCAAGCTACATCTGCTCCAATACCCGCAGTTGTCGTTGATTTTAAATGCCATTGGCTGGCTGTGTAACCAGGATCAACTGATACAAGGGCATTCTTATAGAGAGTTGGTTGTTCTATCCTTATAACGTAAGGGCTATTTAAGAGAATTTCCTCTACTTCAGTAAAATTTTCCATAGGTGTAGACACTACAACAACTGTTTCACTGAATATTTCATCCTCTCGCCCTTGAATTGCATTTAGCAAACTGTATCTAACATCTGATGGCGTGTCTTCTTTAAACATTATACCTATTTGCATATAATTACCTAATTATTGTATGTATTCAGTGTTTTTGTTACGTAGTTCTTCCAATTTTCTGCCCTAAGAGAAATATAAATATTTTTCCCCGTAGGTATATTGGTAATGCCACTCAGAGAGTTGCCTTCTACAGCAGTGTACACGTATTGTGTGCCGAAGTATGTAGGGGCACCTACATACTCCCAAATAAAAATAGTAGTTTGAGCCGCGCCTACAGCGCCTGTCCAACTTATCGTTCGATTTGTTGGAGTACCGCTTAAGGAGATAGTGTCAATCGCAGTTGGGGGTGTAGTGATCGTATCTGAGGGTGTCCATACTGTTGTAGATGCGGTATTACTCCCAGCTGTATTGCTTACATATCCAAGGATCCAATACTTTTTATTAGGCAAGGCATCAAATACCCAACCCCAAGGCACGTTCAATAACGATGTCCGTGAGTCTATAAAAGTAAGACTGCCCATGTCCCTGTAGAGTGATACAGATTGGTAAGTTGGCAAACCTGTGACGGGTGAAGCTACCGGTGTTAACGTACCACCGATTGTTGCAATAGTAGGAGTTATCGCAAAACTAGGCACCCCAGGTACAGTAGGCACATAACCTACTGTAATAATCTGTGTGGAGTATGTCATAGAACCATCAGTGGCACAAACTATTACCACTACAACTTGTCTAGAACCGTTAGTCAAACCAGCAAATGTTACTGAGCCTGAAGTATTATATTCAGATACCCCTGTAACGGTACCTATTATATCACCTGTATACGCAATAGAATATATATGGAAATACGAAGCAGCCCCAGCTGATACTGGAACACTCACAGTAATAGCTGTAGGTTGAGAAGTATTGACACTTACTGTATAAGAAACAGTGGAGCCTCCTCCTCTACCATAAGCATCAAACATACTCAGCCATCCAGTAGAAAATCCTACAAGATTTCTGAATGCTGCCCCATTAAAGGATAGTAATGTATTACTTGCAACGCCTAATTGAGTATTTACATCACTGGCGGAAAGCTTGCCACGTCTCGGATTCGGGATTAATACCATGTAGTGCCACCTTAACAGCTTCTGCTGTTATTCCATTTTGATCGGTAATTGAATCACGCGCGTGCGTCTCAACCATGATTTGAATTTCTCGCATACGCTCCTGTGCAGCTTCATCCATTCTTATTTGTAATGCTTCTTCAAGCGTCATTTCTCTAAATCCTCTATTCGTTTAGTTAAAGTATCAATAAGATCTTGTTGTGTCTTTGCCACTTCAATTAGCAAAGGAATTACCTTGCGGTAATCAACCCCTAAGAACCCATCCTCCTTTTCATGGACAGCTTGCGGCAGCACTTCTTGAATTTCTTGTGCAATAACACCGACATCATGTTGCTTGAAAAGTTCTTTATTCTGCTTATCGTAGTAATCTTGATTCCATGTAAATGTGTATCCAGATATTTTACTAAGCTTTTCTAAAGGGTTTTCAATCTTAACAATATTGTGTTTCCATCTTCTATCAGAGCCATCATACGCTGTGACGTTACCATTAGTGGTTATGTTTCCAAGGCATGTGATAGCATCAGTACCATTACAGAGTGTTACAGCTTGAGTACTGTTTGAGAAATAGCTCTTAGCACCTGTTGCGTTTACTGCATGTGTTGTTGTAGCTAAATCAACCTGTATAGATACAGCTGCTGTAGATACGCTAATCTTAGCGCCATATACAGTTGAACCGGTCTTGTAACCAAGAATAACATTAACATCCTCATAATCAAGAGTGACATATCCAGCAGCAAATAGTTTAACAACCTCTGTAGCTACGCCAGTACCAGCATTTGTAAACCAGCCAGATGTGCCTATTTCCATTGAAATATCATTAGTAGTGTTAGTACTTCCACTATCTTTGTAAGCACCGGAGCCTCTGAACATTGACTGGTAGCTAAGACCTGATTTTTTGATAGCCGTGGGATAGCTTGCACGTCTCAAAACATATGCTTGGTAGCATCTGCCAAACAAATTAGTGTTGCCACTTACAGCAGCAACGCTACTATCATCAGCGTATACAATTGCGTCTATTTGAGATGCTACGGAACGATCTCCTCCACTAAATACTACTTTAGTAGGCGCTGTTCCACTATAACATCTAAATTCATTTGTTGCTACTGAATCAATTACTTCATTAATAGTTAACCGCTCGCCCGTATCCGCAGCTGACGTCAATGAGCCTGTATATGTACTGATGGCTTGTAAGGTATCTACTTTAAGATAACTTAAATAAGGTGTACCCCATGTAGTATCTCCAGCAGCTGTATTAATTCCATCACATTGCCATTGCATTTTAATTGTAGTACCATTTACTGTAACAGGCGATTGATACCATGTGTCTACTGCAGTTCCTGATGACGTAATAGTGCTATAATTTCCAGTAGGTTGTCCAGGTTGAGTGTTTGTCGCAGCTCCTCGATACACACGAACTGCAGAATCGCCGGTATCACCTTTTGTCCCTAGTGGACTCCAAGTATAATCACTAGCTGTTGTAGATTCGATAGCTGTAGTTTTATTTGTAGCAATACCTATAAATTTTTTATCAGTAGGGCTATCGCTCAATCCAGCGCCATTTGCGTCATCTGCATATTTAATCCACATATAGCTTGAATCGCCTTTTACACCTTTATCTCCTTTAAATAAACTCCATACATAATCTGAATATGATGATGAGGCTGTAGAACTTATTTTATTAGCAGCTATACCAACATATAAGCTAGAAGTTAAAGGAGTACTAGAAATATTTGTCCCCGTTGCGTCATCTGCATATTTAATCCACGTATACGAAGGATCACCTTTTGCGCCTCTTGCAGCTAATAATTTCCAATAAGAATTGGTTACGATTACAGATCCATCTCCGGGTGGTGCATTAATTGCAGCGGCTAAATGCGTAATATTGCATGACCAACTGTCACCATTTGCGTTTGTTACAATATCACCCTTTTGATAGGTAGCACCCAATGTCCATGGGCCTGAGAAATTATTCTTAGTTGCGCCATCGTCTACTCCAATATCAGTACCCTTCTTTACCGTAGTAGAAATCTCTACCCAGCCTTCCGTAGGGTACTTATGATAAACTTTTAATATATTAGGTGTTTCACTTGAATCCACCCATTGTTGCCCTTCTGCAGGATTAGCTGGCGGAACCGTGTTGACAATGGTAGGCGCATCTGTAACAATCCAAGTACTACCTGTCCATAACGCAGTTGCACCAGCAGGAATAGTAACCCCCAGATCAGTAACAGCTGCTCCCGTGTTTTTCCAGCTCTCTCCAGCTGATATATATTCCGTCATGTTACACCTTATTAGGAATTGTTGAAGATTCAATCAAGCGTTTACTTGTTAAGTTAGTTGCTTCAGTCACCCAAGGATCCGAAGTTGTCTTGCGTGTATAAAATTTAAATACAGTTGAAACACTACCAGTTTTAGGTAAAGCATAATATAAATATTTCTTTAATGTAGGATGTGAACTTGTAGTAGGTATAGTAGTACCGTATTCTGTAGTAGCACTATTACTTGTTTTTGCAAGATCATGCAACTCCTGCCATTTGCCATCTCTTGCAATATACAAACGCCTTAAAGTAGGGCCCGTATCTTCAAAGAAGAAATTACCTTCTAGTGGGCTTACACTTATATTTTGTGCACCACCCGCCCATGCTCCAAGCGTCATAGAGATAACTCGCCCACCACTCAAGGGCACCCATAGACTTGATGCAGCATCCCATGTGACGGATTCGCCACCTGCCACACCCGACACAACGCTTGATGAAGTATTTCGCCAAATAAAGCCTATCTCGTTACGAGGCTCTGTAGCACTGGCGTACTCTTTTCTTTTAAATCCTGCCGACTCTTTTGCAATTATTTCAGCTTCTGTTAATGTATACCAACTTGTACCGTCATACATTGCTTGTCTAAATGGATAAGCTCCATTTTGAGGTAACGCATTAAGTGTATTGTCTATATTTAACCAATAATCGCCTTTCTTAGGATTTTGAGGCGCTGCAATAGATGCGGTATCACTTCTAGTATATTTCAGATTAGTACTAGAACATCTGCGATAACCTGAATATTTAAATGGGTAGCCAGCCTTCCAATACCCTCCGCTAGGACTTCCAGATTTATCTGTTTTAGCCTGAGCATTATAAATTGTATCACTCAGAATACGATATGGTATAACAACAACATTGTAGTAGTATGCAGGATCTAGGTCAGTAAATGTAAACGACCTTTCAGTCTGCAGCAGACTGACAAAAGTGCCAGCTAATTGCTTATCCATATTTGGCAATGGAGTTGCACCTGCGCCATCCGTATTTATCTTAGTTTTCCATAATGAAACAATAAACCCGTCAATTTTTGTTTCGTCAGCAGATAGATAACTCCAAGATGCTGTAGCATCCGTTTTATTAGAGATATTACCAGCTAATGTTAAGTTTTCATTAGACGTCAAAGGAATTACTGTCGTAATATCAGCTACGCTACCTTTATTCCCATTATTAAAATCAACTATTTTTTGTTTTATAGACACAAGCCCATCAGCAGTTTGGACATAACCATCAAATTCTGCGTAAGTCATTGGTTGATATAAAGAACCATTAGCGCGACTTCTGGCTACTGCCCCTAGGCATACCCATATTTTATTCCCGTCTTTTGTCGCAGATGTTACATAATTTGCAGCAATACTATCTGTAGTATTTAAGGCAGTCTTCATTTTTACCTTAAATGAATCTTGTGTAGCCTTTAAACCAACCGTTCTATAAGGTACAATGAAATGCGTTCTAAACATTGTAGGTCGTGCATCTATGAATTTATAATAAAATGCTGCAGGCGTTTCATCAAGATCTTCTTTTGTAATATATACTGCATTTGAATCTAAAAATACTTTTGAGGCGGTCATATCAGATATAGCTACATCCGTAGCACTTGTAGCTTCATATATTGCAAATCCGTCTATATCCGCTAAAGCGCCTGAATACGCAAATTGCAATAGGATATCTACATTACCAGAAGGTTGTAAATTACTGTAACTCAATAGCATATCAGTAACAGGTGTAGTTAGTGCAGTATCAACGGCATTATTACCCTTATCATAATCATCGCCAATACTCGTTAATTTAGACGCTAATATGACCTTATCACCATATTTTAAATCTACATTAATTGCGTATCTGTCTGTTGACTTAGATAATGCCTCATTAGCGTGACTTCTTGCAATTGGAGATACTGCTTGGTACATAGTTTTATTTAAATAACATGTAACGTCTTGTTCTAAAGTGTTAAATACAGAAAGAGTGATATATCTGAATGCATAGATAAATGCACAAGTGTATTCGTCCGTTCCTAAATCAGGAATAGTGAATGAGTTTACGCTTGGCCCGACTGTAAATACATTAGTAAATTCATGTAATTGTTTATAAGTAGGTGTAGCCTGCGAGGTAGCAGTACTAGAGAAATAAGCGATTACAAAGCCATTTATCTTTGTAACATCACCAGGATACGTCCAATGTATTGTACCATTAGACTTACCCATTGTTTTTGCAGTAGAATACGTAATAGCAGTACCTGCAAAAACAGGAGAAGGAATTGCCGAAGCATCTGAGGTTAATAAAGATGCTGCTGTTCTAGCTGCTTTTATTATATCTGCAGATTCATCTGACGCAAAATCTTTATACAAGGTTTGAGTTACAGTCTGAGTAGTTACAACACCTCCTGGATCTTTAATTTTGACAGTAAATATAACAGTTGCTGTCATATAATCGGGTGCCATTCCTGTGTAATCTTTTGTGTAGCAGGTTTTCAAATTAGGTAAAACATTGATTACTGGTGTCCCTAATTTTATATTTGTTGCTACAGCTGTTACACTATATCTACTGTTACTAATACCTGCACTTGAGACATCTGTTGCGCTATATGTGAGCTGTTCAGCACCGTAAAATACATCTAAACTAGTGCCAGAATTACTCATTTGCACTGTCCCATCTATATTTACCGGAAGCATCTGATATGGATTTTCCAATACACATTGTGTATTAGTAGCGCCTAGCTTAAGCTGGTACACCATTACGAAATCTGTAGATATCATATCAAGCTGATTATCTACCGTATATAATTCTACTCTCACATTTACAGGATTTCCTACGTATGTCGCCGGTGGCGAATATGTAAGTAGATTGCCTACGACATTACCTACTTGTAATACATTGTCTACATAAAATTTAAATGAAAAATCAGAAATTGTAGCATCACTTACTCTTGCTGTAAATACAATATTATCATTTGCTGTTACTTTGGTACCGTCTGCTTTATAAATTATATATTTTTTGTCTGAGGTCAAGCTTATAGCGTATGCAATAGTGCCACCCGCAATCTCTAATCTTCTCTCACTCTCTTCACCAATGCCAAATATGTCCCTACCTGTTACTGTATACCAATATTTTTGATCCGGTAATACGCTATAATAAAGATAATTTGATTTAACAGCCTTAGTCGCAATTGGATTTGTTGCTGTTTCAGAGGCATATTGTTTAAAGATATACTCAATAATATCTCTATCACTAGAGGAATCAATCGCTTTTAAATAAACAGACTTATAAGAACCTTCTGTTTCCAATGTAAATTTACTCGGAGCCTTATTTTCTATTGTTGCTTCTAATGCAGAATCAGTATGAATACCTTCAACATCTACTGCATAAATTTCTATTTTAAATTTCCGTGTGAATGATTCAAATATCTTTTTATTTAATTCTGCATTTATTTTAAATGAATTCCCACGAGTAGTTGTCGTCAAGGGTGGTTTAACTACAGAATGAACTACTGTACCATCCATTTTAAGAATTCTTACTAAATATTCCTTAAGGCCAGACGGATCTTTAAGTGTTTCTGCGCTACATTCCCATGATATTTCTGCATCTTCACCTTCAAAATAAGTACCTACTACATTATTAATTTTAAGATTTTCAGGAGGCAACACAGACACCGTACTCAATACTACATCAATACCGCCATTATAAGTTGCTATTAATTTATTATTTAATAAATCTGAACGGGTATTTGTAGTCTTTATTATATTAGAAGTACTACTTGTATCTAAGTAAAGATATAATGGGAATTGAGTTGCTGCAATAGAACCGGCTGGAATTTCTTTAAGAAATTTACCGTCTATATTTAAACTACAAGCAGTCCAGCTTAAAGTGTTTGGTAATGCGCCTGTAACAATTAAATTAGGAAAATTGTATATTCTTCGAACTAATAAAATCGCTTGAGTTTGGCTAGTATACGCCCAATCTGAAAATGAACCATTTGAAAATACTGCACGTACTGCAAAGATAACATTTGTTGCGCTTATCTTGGGTAATGTGAAGGAAGTAGTTGTCGATTGGCCAATTACATTAAACACGGGGATGGAGTTTGTATTTGCCAATGTCACACTAGAAACTGTTTCGCCATTAAGATCATACATATATATCATATAGTATTTAACACTTGCAGCCGTCACTTCTGCCCATGTAAGCGTACCACTTGAACTTTCTAAACTCTTTTTTGCAAAGTCAAAATATACCCATGAAGGCCCGGATTTGCTTACGAAATTAGGTGTCTTTGGAGTAGTTACTTCATCGTTTTTCTCAGTCCATGCTAACTGGTCATAATTAAAATGTTGAGCAACAATTTCACATGTACTCTCTTCGCCTATCTTAACATTGTTAACACGGAAATAAGTAGATGTATTTCCACTTGTTAATAGGTTTAAAGTCTCACTTTCAATTTTTATAAAGTCGCCAGGTTCTAAATAAATATCTCTTAATACATATTTAAATTTTATAGTATAAGATGATCTGCTAGTTTTTACAAGTTCCTCAGCTCTTGCTGAAGCATGGTACCTATCAGTTATACCATCAGCAAAGATCTCTAATTCTAGATCTAACTGATTATCTTCTGCTTTATATTCTAAATATTTATTATTTGTTGCAACATCACGATATACTGAGCTATACGCAAAATCTCTAGTTGTCCAAAATACTCTATTACTCTTATACAATTTAACAGCAACACCTTTATCATTATAGTCTTTTGGCTTATAACCATCTACGTTTCTAGCGTTTATAATAACTTTATACCATTTATCTTCAACCGGACTGCCAAAAGAAAGTGATTCGATTTTCTTAGTATTTTTACCAGTCTCAGCTTTTGTACATGTATACGAATGTTTTATAGTGCCGTCTGAGTTTTTGATAGTAATGTCCATCTCACTGTCAACTGCCATTTCTAACGTAAAATTAGCACTTGAATCAGCAATTATATCTTCTTTCTTAATAATAATAATGTATTCTAGTGTGGTCGGTGAAGTGTCTCCAGACCAAACAGCATAATTATTTAAGAATCGGCCATATGCATGATCTTCATTCCAACTGAAATCAGCTTCAGGGTATTTAAAGCCTCCAACGCCTCTTAAGATATCATATCCAAATTTTGAAGGCCAACTTACAGAGTCTTCTTTAAAATCTTCAGCTTCGTTATGGAATTTAACAATGCAATGATTTAAACGTTCAGAAGCGGAAGGCCATGTTACTTCTACATCTTGATCTAATACCAAATCGTTATCGGTTATAGTAGTTGCTACTTGTATCCATTCATTACCGCCAACAGCGCTTGTAAATGTGTTAGTTGTAGCATCTCTGAAATTTGGATATTGTAAGCTTAATTTATATTTACCGCCTGCCCAAATAAGTCTAGCATCAGCCATTGTAGCTAAAATTGCTTCAATATTATCTCTAACACTTTTCTTAGTGTCAATCATCATATTGCATTCATATAACGCAAGGTCTCTTGAAGTTGCACTAGATGATCTATCTGTCGGTTTCCATATCTTTCCACCGACTGCTACATTCTTCTGAACAATAGTTGAACAAACTGTAGCGGCTTTATAAAAACTTTGCGCATCAACTTCTGTATCAAAATCTACCCCTGCGCCATAATCTGCACTTAATAAATAATCCAATAGACATAGAGCTGGATTATTACTGTAAACTTTATCTGTTGATAATTGATAAGTCGGAGTGAGATAATGAATTAACTTCCCTTTAACTAAAAATTGTAAAGTCGGAACACTAGTGAATTGCGGATCGTCTCTGTCTAATCTGAATACCGCAGAAATATAAGTTAATCCAGTAAAAGTGGCTTTCGCTCTATTCGGGAAATTTTTTGCTATTGTTTCATCTGCGCAATTAAAACCTCTATTATTTGGAGCAATTTTATAATGCATGTCAATTCTAAACGCTGAACGAGGTGCGTCCTTATCATCCCATCTAGTTTTAGAAGGATCTTCATCTGCTGTATAAAAATTTGAAGCAGGCACTGAACCATAAGTGCCTAATGCAGGGTCATCGATATATCTGGAATCATCAATAATTACATCAACAATATCATAAATTTCACCAACACATAACGCTTGTTGGAAAAATAAGAATTGGTTTCTATGCCCTTTAATGTGGCTCACATCTAATTGATTAAGATTATTAACACTAGCATTACTATAGATGTAGTCAACAACTATATATTGGTAAGACCCATCGGCATTTTTCAAAGGAACACCGTCACGGTCTCTTACAACTTTAGTCAAATCGACTGTACCCTCAGGTGTCATTTCTTTTGCTTGAACATTCTGAGAGTATAACTCGTAATCAGCTCCTGAGCCTGATGCCCATGTCTTATTACTATTAGGGCCAGCCATATGAAATTCGCTACTAGTGTCATTAAAGACTCTTATTCCACCTACTTTAGCACGTCCGTAAACAACAGGTAGACTGTCTGGCTTGCCATCAACTACCATTTCATACCCTTTACGCGCTTCTGCAGCGCTATTGTCAGGAGTTGGCGGTTTCTTTGCAGAAGTCAATTGCCAAATCATTTGAGCTACAGTAGCTAGAAATGCAATTACCGTTAAAACTTGTGTAGTTATTACCATTATGTTTTGCCCCATTTTAATGTTATAGCTGTTGCGCCTTCATAAATAGTGTCGCAACAAGTATCAGATGGATTATTTTTACGTATATTATCTTTACTAGTATATGTAGATTTCTTCATATCTAAATTGCGCATAGGACTAGAACCTGTAATTTGAATTAATCTTTCACCTAAGCCGCCTGCTTTTACTGTCATTCCTAAAGATTCTACACGGCCTTTATAGGCTACAACAGTGTCATCTATATTCAGAAAGGGCTTGCCAAGGTTAGATCCCGCTGCTGTTCTTCTATCCACTAATCCTACTCTACATTCTATTAAGCAACCAATAAGATTATTTGCAATATCTTCTTTTCTTGTAAATAAAGGATCCGCAAATACAATCTTATATTGCTCTCTATCAACATTAGTAGAAGCTTGTGGAGGGTCTACACTTACTAACGTTCCGTCAGATTTATAAAAGTGCTCTGCTAACGGTACTTCATTATTCCCAACAGTTTTTGTTAATTGAATATCTGCATAAAAACTAGTAGTATTATACAATAAAGTTCCATTCACTTCAATTACTTTTATCATATAAAAAGCTTCAATAGTATCCAGTTTCAAGCAGTAATTAATATTCTGACTAAATTGTATCATTACACCGCCTCTATAAATTTGACAATACCGTTATCCATTAGTATACCATCTTCATACACCATCCCTCTTACAACATCCGTATCATAACGAACGCGCATTAAGACATCATCTTTATATTTCACTTGGGTAGCTGCTGTAACCGCAGTTCTAAGTTGCGGATGTATATTTGCAACAGATGTAGATGTACTACTCAAAACAAGATCAGAAGTTAACATAAAGACTTTACCAACATTGCCGAAATTAATAAATGTGCCTTTAGGAATTACTCTCCCATTTTGATCAGGCGTTGCTGCTATTGTAACTTGTGTACTAAATACTGCCGCATTTGCAGCAGTGTAAATATCTGCAATTGCTGTTAAATTTGCTTTAGCACCTACGTTTTGAGGTGTTGTGATTGTAAGTATTTCTGAATACCCTTTTGTTATTAGATTCACCATTAAGTCATTTGCAGTAGTGCTCTGGGGAGCTAGCTTAGCGTCTAACTCCCATCTTTGCACTGCTCTTTGATATGTAAATCGTCTTAATGAAAGGGTATCTGAAACAAACATTGGTACATTGCTTCTAAGTGTTAGTGGTGCAGCAAACTTAGCAATCAACTTACCGTTTTCCCAGATACCGTATGCCATTATCTTCTATATCCTTTTTCTTTATTTTGCGAATTGACGCCATCAGCGATGCTAGGCATCATCTTATAGATTTCTTGCTTAGTTTGTCGCGAAATGTCGCCCGTTATATTTAAATTAATTACTTGTTGATTTTTATTCATAGCACCAGATGTAGATGCTAGCTTTGTATTTCCAGAGATTGGCTTTGTCATTATTGGCGCAGCAGCGTCTACAATACCGCCTGTAGCAAAAGTTGGTACTCTACCACTATTGATCTGGTGTAATAAGTCTCTATGTCTTGCAGTAGCTGCAGCATTAATGACAAATTCACCATGTGAAAGCATAGCTGGAATAGAGTCAGACGTACCAGTCCCAGGCCCACTTACTTGACCACCTGCGGCAAAAGAAAATCCTAAATCTTTGCTTGAGAACATATTATTCAGTGCTGCTCCGCCTGCTGCGCCTAAAGGATTAGCTTCACCACCCCAAAGATTTTTAAACAGATCACTAAATCCGCTCCCTACATTACCAAACAATTTGCCAAAAGGCCCATCACTTTTAAATAGATTACCAAACATGCCAAAGAATTGAGACAACATCCCCATTCCACCAGCTGCCCCAATACCGCCTGCGGCTGGTGCTGGACCCGCTGCCATAGTAGCTACAGAAGAGCCAATACTCATTAATGAACTGGCTGAGCTTAATAATGATCCTAAGAAATGATGTTGTACTTTTCCACCATTGATTGCATGCAACATTGGAAGATTCTTTGCCGTTGCTTTGGCATTTACAATGAATTCTCCATTAGACAACATCGTAGGTATTGAGTCGGATGTAGCCGTACCTGCACCAGTTATTTGACCACCTGTTGCAGCTCCGCCAATACTCCCAAACCATTTACCTATTCCACTGAGCATTCCTAAGAAGCCACTGCCAGCACCACCTTCGGTTGCAAAAGATCCCCACATATTTTTGAGACCACCAAACAAACCACCACTGCCATCTTTTCCACCTAATAAGTCAGTAAAGCTAGTCCATATAGAACCACCTGTACCTTCTTTACTAAAGAATTTAGAGAATGAGTCAGATATCGAATCTAAAAAGCCTTGTTGATCCGGTAACCCACCAATCTTATCCGCTAGTGGAGCCGCACCGCCCATTGTTCCTGCACCTGGAAGAGGTGTAAGCTCTGGTGTCGAACCATAACCGCTTGTGTCTGCGATGCCCTGAGTAATAGCCGAAGGAGCGTTTACATCTACAGCAGATGCCATATCCGTCAAAGGATATGCCAAATCAGTACCGTCAGCAGTATAACCATTTGATACGCCATTAGCATTTACAGTATTAATATCAAATACACCTTTTACAGAGTCTGCTATAGGTGTGCCGCCAATACCGCCAATGAGTCTATTTACAGCAGCGTCAAATCTAATCGTAGCTTCGTCGAATCTTACTTCAGGTGTTTTGTCAACATCATCAACCTTAGTCATATCACCCCACCAGCTACTAATTCCGCCAGTGAATTTATCCCATGTCATATTACCTGTGAAAATATCCTTAAGACCAGTACCCATTCCGCTAAATGTAGCAGAAGTTAATTTACCTGTCTTTTCAAGCATTTTAGTGATACTGCCGCCTTTACCCATTTCTAATGAATTCATCATAGAATTAGTAAACATTTCCGCTAATTGATCTTTTAAACCTGTTTTAAGTTTATCTGTAAACGTTTGAAAAGGAGTTTTGTCATTATCTGTTTGGCCTAATAACATACCTTTAAAGGCATCTTTGACTGTGCTAGTTGTATTAGCGGCAAATATCTTACCAGCCTCTCTTGCGAGATTTACAGCTCTTTCTGCCAAGTCCGAATTAAAATCATCTAACGCATCTATATATTTATCCCTTGCAGCAACTAACTTATCCGTGGGTAAATTATTTACTATTGCATCTGCAATCTTCTCTGAGGTATCGCTAGCAGCTTTTGCAATAGTGCTGTATTTAAATTTTTCCGCTTCAGTCGCATATAAGGCATTTTGCTCTGAAATCCCATTTAAAGATATAGCCGCAGTAAGACCTTTGGTATTTTTAGTGAAATTAAAAGCATTTGATTTAATTAAATTGTCTCTAATTACTTTATTACGTTCACTTTTATAAATATCATCAGTTGCATCTAAGCCTTTCTTTAACTTATTTGTTATTTCGTTATCAGCATCATATATCGTATTTGACAATGTTAATAAATCATTTTGTAAAGTAGTAGATGTTTTTGCAATATCTTGGATTGATAAACCAAACTTCTCTCTATCATCCAATAGCTGTCTAGAAGTAGGGTCATTCAAAACACTCTGAGCACTTTTATTCAAGGTGCTTTCATTAATTGTATTTAAATCCCCTAAAGCCTTTATTGCAGGCGCAAGATTTTCGGCAGGAATAAACTTACTAATGTTTTCAGATGCAATAGGTTTATTTGTAATAAGCGACTCTTTTGCAGTATTGACAAAATCAGTTAATATTGAAGGATAGTATTCTTCAAAAGATTTTTTGACTTCACCAGCGGGTTCCATTTTTACCATAGGTTTGTCAGGAAACGCTTTAAGAGGCAGTTTATTCAATACATCGCTAATCATTGTATTGGCTGTAACATCCCATTTAGGCATATATTCTGTTTTAGATTTTTCAACAGGATACCTGGATTTACCATCAAGAGATTTTTCGTAATCAAGATATTTAGACGTTTTCTTTTCAAAATCTAATCCTGACAATGAATTAAACATACTATACGCAGGTGTTGCAAACTTAGAGAGAATTCCTGAATACATTTGCGTTCTAGCAATAGGCTCAACTTCACCTATTCCAACCTTGTCAGGAGGAGTTGGATATGTGTAGGCTTGATAACTTCTAGGGGTTTCAACTGCAGGTGTCGGTAATTCTGGGATTCGTCTAAAAGACTTGTCACTAAGCTTTTTCAACATTGAATCTACATAAAAAGATTCCTCAGCGTATCCACCTTTTTGTAATTTAGTGAAATATTCTTCAGCTGTTTTAGAACCCATTGCTGGTTTGTATTTACCGTAATTACCTTCTGATATCAATTTCACATAATCTTCACCTGAAGCCTCTGGTGAATTGTAAGAACGCCATAATCTACCATTACCAGATTGGTATTTATTTCCACGATATATTTCAGAAGCTGAGATATTAAACAAATTATTAGCATTTTTAAAAATACCACTAGTTTGCTGTGTAGTCTCCATATCCGATTGCGCTTTAATCCAATTTGGATCTACATTCAATGCCTTACCTACATCGATAAATATTTTATCTAAATTATTTGTACTCTTATATGAAGTAGGCGTTGAACTTGGTGTTTGCGCATTAGGTGTTGAGCTTGGTATTTGCGTATTAGGCTTTGAAATAGTGTTGTTTAAGATGTCAATACTACCTCTTAACAAATCGACACTTGTTGTCAACTTGTCCATAGGCTCTCCAACTTGGCCTTTAAGATCTTTCATGCCCATTTCTAAGAACATTTCATTTATTTTATTAAAGACTTCGTTTAAGTTAGACTTGTCCGGCATTAATTTGCCAATTACACTAACCATATCTTGAGACAATAAATTTTCAGATATTGCTTTATTCAACATATCTATTTTAGATGTATCCGCTATCATCCCAGCGCGTTGCGTATTAGGTAATGCGCCAAAATTTCTTTCAGATAGATTGAAATTAGAATAAACCTTTTTAATTAAATCTAATCCTTCAGTAACACCTGTTTGCAAACTATTTTTGATTTTAGCTGAAACATCAACAATCATAGAAATAAAAGAAGCTTGTTTTGTCAGATTCTTTAAATCTTCTGAAAGCGCACTAGCCAAGCTTATATCACTATCAGCCAAAGCTTCTGAAAGCTTTAATTTCAAAGTATTAGCTGCATTCATTATTCTGTCTAATTTAAAATTAAATATATCTTCAACTTTAAATGAAGTGCCTAATGTTTCGTTCATTGAAGATACATTATCAGAATACGAACGGGTAGCTGCTGAGACACGTTCCAATGCTCTATTTAATTCTAATATTCTATTGTATTCTTTAACGAATGCTTCATCACCTTCAATATATTGTAATCCAGATTTGATAATATTTAAAGTATTATTCAAGCTAGCTGCAAGCGTTCTTGTAGTCGCTGAAAGCCCTCTTCCTGAGTTACCTAAAGGCGCAATAGCAGATTCTCTTTCACTTCCGCTTATTGTAGTGCTTTTAATTTCAACTGTGGCATTAAATAATGATTTGCGTTTACTAAATAACTCTTCAAGACGTGCTTTGTAATCTTCAACATGATTTATATCAATCTTATTAATATCTGCTTCTACACCTTTTATTTGTATTGCGAGAGCAAGTACGTTCTCTAGTGCAGTAGTACTGGTGTTTGCTAAATTTGTGCCTCCAAGACCTTCAATATTGCTAAGTAATGATTCGGCACTGTTTGAGAATGCAGTTAGGCTATCATTAGTTTTAGCAATTTTTGCGTCTAATTCGGCTACGTATGCTACTGGCTTTTTAGTTTCTAAAGCAAATTGTCTAGCCTGTGCTAATGATTCTTTCTGATATTGTAAATAGGTATAAGCCTCTTCTCCAAGATTTTTATAACTCATTACAGTAGAATCTGTAAGCGATTGTGCAATTTGAAAGTTACGAGAATCAACATTAGAGTAGATAGTATCTAAAGCCTTCTTATTCAACGTATACGTTTGATAAGGTAGCAATTGATTTGCACGTTCTTGTTTTGCAACATCTGCTCTATATTTTCTTAGCTTCTCAGTATTTTCTTTTTCCTTGGCTAGATATTCTGGATTTGTAATTGTTTCTTGCACATCTAAACCAGGATTTCTAACCGTGTATTTAGGCATTAACAAAGGATTTAAAACAGGTTCTCTTACTACTCTATTTGCTTCTTCTCGGAGTTTTAGTAAATCAGCTCTGTTTTTATCTAAATCTTTTAAAGCCGCAATATTATCCGTTTTACCTAAGGCATCTGCGGAAAATAAATTAGCTTTTTGAAATTTATCTCGAATTTCAAATCTTAAATCATATAAAGAATTTGCAGTATCATCTATTATTGCTTTAGCCTTAGCTGCTGCATTTGACATATTAACAAAGATATTAGAACGCTCAGTATCATTTTTTGCAAATTGCAATGTATCGTATAAATCAGTTATAGAGCTGGTATACGATTTAATTTCATCGGTACGCCCTAAGATATCTGTTTCTTTTACATCGATGCCCGCAGTTTTAAGAGGACTTACAATATCCTTGCCAATACTTGCTTGATATTCTTTAGCTTTTCTATTCTGCGCCATTGCAAGAATTTGTTGTGCAATTAATTGATCTCTAATTTCAAAATTCTTTTGAATATCATCAACTAATTTTTGCGTTCCAGAGCCTTCTTTTAACTTATAAGTAACAGTTTTAGTACCTGGTGTGCGCAATGGGTTGAAGGAATCCCAAAAACTTACTGAGCGCTCATACATAGACTTATCACTAATGTTTTGAGCACCGTATTGTTTTTCAGTTAAATCCCTAGCATTTAAATTTAAAGACACTTGTCTTTTCTTAAGAAGATTAACTTGCTCGGCTGTTACACGTAAAGTTTGATCTATCTGGTTTTGAATACCAGGATCAGTATATTCAGCTTTGCCCAAACTTAATGCTAATTTAGAACCCACCATTAATCGTCTAAATAACCATTTAGATTGCTCGATAGAATTTTCTACAGTATATTCTTGAGTTCTTTTCTTAATATCTTCATAAGGCGCCAAGGGCTTGTTCAACTCCCGCATGACATTTAAAGGATAACCTATTTCCGCTCCTCTAAAATCTGGCATCCGATAGCCACCTTCTTCCGTTTTAGAATAAGTTGTTGGATATACTAATGACTCTAAAGCTGCTGTAATTTCTCCAGTACCCTTGCCCGGTAATACACCATTAAGTGTTTGAATTTTATCAACTGCTTTTTGTAATTTATCACCTGACCACATTTTAAGTGAATCGGCATTAGTTGGCGCGGGTAAAAATGTAAGATCAGTAAATTGCGCAACCAAATCTTCAACATTAGATTGACTTGCAATTACAGCTTTCTTTGCTATGGCATTTAGATCTCTAGCATTCCCTGTAACTTCTGCAATTGTCGCGCTTGATGCAATACCTTTTGCAGTTATTTCATCTATATACTTTTTAGAAGCTTCATTAGTTCTAGAAATACTTTCTTCGTATTGATCTTTTAATTGGCCTGTCAAACGTTCTCTATCTATTGTTCGTGCATCGTATTCCAGAGGTTGATTTAATTGAGCAACAATTCTAGCAGAGCTTTCTTTTAATCCTGTTTTAGCATCAGTATTTTCTATTTTAAATCCAGCCCAATTAAGCATAGCCATTGAAACTTTCTTAATGGATTTTGCTAAAGTGCTATTTTCATTAAATAAGTAATCAATACCCATTACTATTATTGAGCCAAATAAGAATACTTTACCTATTAATCTTTCACCAATAGCTCTAAAGATATTTTTCAGAATATCAATAACACTACCTGCAATAGACATACCGGCCATAGCTCCAAGACCACCTACCATGCCTGCAGTCTCATTACTTGCACCAAAGGATGTAGCAATTTTAGCGGCACCTAAACCTCCTGCGCCTGCAGCTAACGTATAACCAAGCATAGTTGGTAATGCACCACTGAATCTTCCGATAATTCCGTACGGAGACTGACCAGATAGCGCTCTGTCTGCGCGGCTTGCAGCAATAGATTCTGCTGTCGGAACTGGCACATATGCTCTGCGTTGAGCTTTGCTCATTGACTGCCATTCGTTATCAATAACTCTTTGTGAAACAGAAGGTCTTTTACTCATCTCTGAATATCTATAAGATCCTTTAGTGGGCGCTAAAGTTCCTGTGAGAGCTGCAATTTCTTCTTGTGTCATTCTTGAAGTTGCTGCCAGCTCACTAATATATTTCATATTACGATAAGATTCAATAGAGGTCGGAGCAATAGGCATTGGACCCGGAGCAGCTGCAATATTTTGCAATCTTTGTTGAGATGTCATACCTGCGTATGTTTCAGCTCTTTGCTTCCAAGGATTCAAGATTGTCTTTTCAAATTCAGCAAGATTATTCATATGTGTAACTTGCATTAAACCTTTTCTAACACCTAAATACGCCATTATTAATGGTATAATCATTGGTATAATTGGCACGTCCATATTTGTAAATGGAATAGGTGCATTTCCTAAGTAGTCAGCACGCATTCCCATATATGTAGGTGTAGACTTATCTTTGCTATCTCTGGCATTTGCAATAAGAGTGATCAACGGAAAGAATGTAGAAATCATCATTAATGCTCTAGAAAGCAAAATAGATTTCTTTCCTAGCTCATTGAAAACTGAAACTACTCTTACTAAGGCTTTTGTAGTAGTTACCATTGAAGTGTAAAGACTTGCAAATTGGTTAAGTGCTTCTACACGGACTTTAGAACTAATAGCGTTATCTCTGTATTGATTGGCAAAAGTTGTAACCGCTTGGTTTGATCTTGTTAGAAATTCTGTAACAGTAGGTGATTTAAATGTGGCATATCCTAAATAATCTGGACGCATAGGAGATGGTTTTGACATCGCTGACATAGCTCTTTCATAAGGGCTATACGTTTGCCAACCACGGCCTTCTCGGTAATCAAGCATTGGCTTAAGAATACCACCTGTTGCATCTGCCATTGTTCTGGCAAGAGCCATCGGACTTGGAATATACGGGCGTGCCTTCATTCCTAGTTCGCCAGTAGAGTACATGTCAGTATATTTCCAAAGCTTAGCACGATTAGCTTCGGCAAGAGGATTTATACCTGCAATGATTGGCATGACTTTTTCAATTATTGCTTGTGCGCCTGTTGTTTTTACGAGCTTAAGCATCGCATCTGCAGCACCAATAGCAATAACTGGACCCCATCCCATGAAGTTTTTAGCCATAATAGAGCCTAGCGTATAACCAAGCCATTTACCTATTACAAGGCCTCTGTTTTTCCACATGGCCATTCCGGTTAAAGTCTGGTCAAACCAAACAGGCGCTGTTACAAATTCGAATAAAACTTTTGTAAACAGACTGAAACCTTTGCCTACTGCGCTCATTGCATTAGCAAAAGTTTCTCGCATAAATGCAACTCTGTCAAATTCTGTTATTAATTTCTTTATTTTACCTACAGGTGATTTTAAGACAGTCATTGCCGCAATACCAATTGTAGCAATTGAACCTAAGATCATTTCCGCATTTGTTAGAGAAGCATCAGTATTAATAGCAAATGTGTTTACAGCATTTTGCGCCATTTCAGAAGGCTTATTTAACATTTCTTGTGCGCTTTCTTTATATGATTTTTCTGGCCCTTTGGTTGCGCCAGTATCGGCATGCGCTAATGCCCCAATTAACAGAGCTGATAATCCTGCAATACCTGCAAGCATTTTAGGGTTAAATATTTTATCCATCCATTTAATAGCTTTTATTTTAGTCGTGCCTTTGTTCCATGCGTCTTCTATTGATATGAACATTTTACCAATTCTTGTAGCTGGATCTGCTGGTGCTGCAAATAAAAGTCTTTCAAAGAAAGATGTTTTAACACCTGAAATAGAACCTGGATCAAATGCAGACAATAAGCGCATTCTTGCGCCTTCCATAACAGTGCTCAAATAGCGTGGTATTGTCGTGTCCCAGAGACCTCTTAAACCACCATTTGCGTTAAATGATGTTCTTATTTTTCCTATTAAATCTAATCGGCTAAAATAATCTTTCAATGGATTTAAAACTTTAGCTTCAAATGTACTAAAACTTTGTTCTCCAAATAACATCATCCCAATTAAACCGCCTTCAAAATAAGAATGGCCTATTGGATTGTCTCTAAAGATTCCATCAAAAGCGCCTGCCATGTCAGCCATTCCTGCTAACATAGCCATATTTTGAACACGATTAGTATCGTTAAAATATGCCTTAGAAGTTCTTGAAACAAATTCTGTAGTAGGATTTCTGCCTTTCCCGGTAGGTGAGTAAGTGCCAGTAAAGAATTCTCTCACTTTTCCGGATTTACTTACTATTCTATCAATACTTTTTGAAAAGAATCCTAATTCGCTAATAATGCTTAAAATCTTCGGGCCGAAAAGGACAGCTGTTATTAGACCGCCTAATCCTTTTAAACCTACTAAACTAGCAATAGATGTCATTAATTTACCAATCCATCCAATTATAGGTAGGTTTTCAATAAAAGAAGTAGTAAATGAAGAAATCATTGCTAATAGTTCTGAAATCAAATCTGAGAAAGAACCTTTAGTTTTACCAAAGAAGCTTGCAACAGATTTTCCTAAATATTCGCCTATCTTTTGGCCTAATGATGCATCAAAATAAACATCAGTAATTTCAATACCAAATGAAAATAATTTTGTAGTGGCTAACCCTGCAAAGATATTCCGTAACATCCCTGCTGGACTTAAGAAAGCAAATGTAGCTGCCATTACAGCTGCCATCAATGTTCCTATTTGCAATGCTATGACTTTAACTGAGCTAACAAGATTTTTCTTTAATTCAGTTAAATATCCATTATTATCTTTTAAAATAGCTCTAAACGGGTTATTTAATGTTTTACTATTAAATGCTGTTAAGATTGTAGAAAATACATCGCTAGATAGCTGTTCTAAAAAGCCAACTAACTTACTTAATGTGGGACTTAATTTATAAATTGTCTCATTAAAATCTTCAAATACTTTACCAAATTGTATTTGATTGATTGAATTCAAAGAATCTTTGACAAAGAAAAACATTTTAGCAAATAATTCAATCGTATATGCACTAAATTTATTTAACCCAGAGCCTGCTGTATTCCACAGACCTTGTGAAGAGTCTACAATAGCGCTAATCGTGTCTGTCCACCAAGAATTTCCAATTACGGCATCATAAATTTTAAAGAATACATTTATTACTGCAACACCAAAACTCTTAATAACGTCTAATGATGCCTCTAGTTTATTTGTTTGAACCAACACGCCATCAAATAGTTTATTAAAATCCTCCATTATTTTGCTATTTTGGAGATTAACTTTAATGGTGTTTATCCACGTTTCTATTACATCAGTTATATTATTTAGGGCATTTAATAGTAAATTTATATTATTAGTGTTAAACAGCATGTCTGCTAGATTTACGCTTACAAATTCAATACCGCTAAGCATGTCGCTTATAGCTTTATTTATCTTATCTGTGAAAGTAGTATTCGTTAAACCTTTAAAAATACTTTTTGCAAGTGCATCTGGTAAATACAAACTTAAAAACCATTGTAAAGGTTTAAAAGAATTATTTAGTGTTCCAACAGAGCTTGTTAAAATATAATCACCGAGACCATTTATCATATTACCAAATGGTTGTAAAAGGCCACCAATAATACTTGATAATTTTTGGCTTATAGATCTTGTGTCGCCAAAAATAAAATCTAAAGGAGATTTAATTTTAAGCATTTTGCCTAATTTGCTAGACAGATCTCCTAGTAGATACATAGAATCTGCAACTAGCAATTTTATATTTCCAATAAGTACGCTGCGTAATCCTTCGAAATGAAAAATATCACTAATAGCTTGATAGAAGGTATCCGCCATATGCTTCATAATAATCAATACTGCATTATTACTTATTACTTGCAATGTCGTAATAAATTGGGTAAACCCCGCCATTTGACGTCTTGCACGTACTTCAAAGACTGTATAAAAACTATCCATTGAATTTAAGAAGATAGCTTTAAATATATTAAAACGCCCTTCCCATGTTTTTCCAAAAGATCTATCACCAAAAATATTTTCAAGTGATTCACCTTTGGCATACAAATCTCTAACTAGCTGACTCACCAAAGATGTAACGGTTATTTTAACATTGGAAAAGATACGTATAAAATTCTTCGTTATATCTAATTTATTAAATAGTAATTCTAATTTTACACCGAAAAGTGCCAGTACTGCGTATAATGGATTTAATGCTGTAGCATTAAATGACATTAAATTTGCCTTTAATAAAGAAAATTTTGCACCTAGTAATTCTGCGTCTAATTGTGCCTTATTTAACTTATTAGACATATTTTGAAATATCGTTGCTATATCTCTAGATAGTCCCGCACCTCTATTAAAACTATCTAGAACATTTTCTATATTTTCTTTAAGTGCTGCCAATGCTTTAGACATAGAAGGGATTATTAGTTTAAATTCCTTACTAATAGCACCGGCTTGATCTTTTATTGCTTGCATTACAACATTTGATGTTAAAAATCCTTCTGCAGCTAATTTTCTCATATTGCCCAAAGACACTTTTAAACTATCTGCAATAGCAATGGCAATTCGTGGTGTTTGCTCCATCACAGAGCGCAACTCATCGCCTCTTAGCGCACCTGCTGAGAGACCTTGACCTAATTGTACAATAGCTGCTGTAGTAGCTTCTGCAGATGAACCTGAAATAGCTATGGCTTCTTGTAAAGATTTAGTCGTAGCTAACAAAGAACTCATTGATTCATTAGAATTACGCATAGATCTCCCAAGTACCCCAAATAGCGTTGCGGTATCTTGATATGTCCCATATGTTTCTAAAGCTATTTTCTTAAGTTCTCTTTGCGCTAGTGCCAAGTCTTGTGTTCTACCCGTCACTAACGCAATGCTATTTTCTAATCCTTGAAATTTAGAAGATATTTCGTTTAATCCATTAAATGCTGCCGTGATTGACAATGCAGAACCAAGACCTACAAAAGCTGTTTTTAGATTTTGTCCAAGGGAATTTGCGTTATTGCTTAATTCTTTTAGGGATCTATTAATTTCTTCTAGATCCCTCTGGGCCTTCTCTGCCCTTGCTTCGACATCAATTACAATGCCTGACATAGTAAAACTCCTATAAAAAACCCCAAAGAATTAATCGTTCTTTGGGGTATATTGTTTATTCAGGCGTTACAATAACACCATTAGGTTGTACCTCTGAAAATGATAATAATGTTTTTTCTATAAAGTGAGAAGGTGCTTGAGCACTAGACCCCGCGTTTAATTCATCTATATACTCTACATTATTTATTATCTTACCATTTTCAGTATGCCATCCGTCTCTTGCACGACCTGTATCAACTGGTGTTGCTGCTTTTAATGCTGATACCAATTTAACAAGTTCTATATCTTTTTTATTCTCTTTCAACTTATCAAATTCCTTTAATAAGTTAATAGTAATTTTAGCAGCCATTATTTAAGTCCAAATAAATTTTCGCCACCAGAGGCTTTTGCTAATTGTTGGAAGAATCCAGAACGTTTGAAACTATTAGGATCAAATTCATCTTCTTCCTTTTCTCTGTTAGATTTGGGATTGTAAATAGCATCTAATGAAGTAAAAAGTTGCCAAGGTTTTTCTTTAACACCTTGTACTTGAATTAATTTAGCTGCCCTATCGTCTGCACGCCACTCTATTGGTCTTTGTTCTAAATAACTAAACCATCCTAATAACTCTTCATAAGTCATTTCTTCGTAGATTTTATACACTGGCATTTTGAGATGAAAAGCTAATTCAAATATTGGCAATTCTTCTGCACTTAAGCTGACTTTCCCGCGTCTTGACCTTGACCGAGACCCGAATATTTCATAATTTCATTAGAAAGTTTTGATAACTCATCCATAGGGAAGCTATCAAAATCTGAATCGTCAAGATCAGTACCACCTTCAACAGCTGAACGAACAACTGATTTCAGTAATTCTAAACCTGCATTTTCATCTTTTTCAGCGTCTTTAGCTTTGTTTTGAATTTCTAAAACTTCTGAAACAGATAATTTAGAAATCTTAACATCACTGCCTAAGAATTTAACTGTTTTAGTCATACGTTGACCAACAAGTGCTTTAATACCTTTTGCTTCTGACATGTTACTTACCTTGATTAATTTTGCGTTCATCTAGTTGTGCTCGCATTTGATGTAAAATTGAGAGTGTTTCGAAAGCCTCTGTCTTCTTTTCAGGTGACAAAGTGCTGTCTTTAGTTCTTTCGAATGTTTTATTAATACTAATATCTATGCTTTTTAACATATGTTTGACGGTTATGCCAACCACATATTCTAAGCTAAATGGTTTATCTTGTGCCATAATTATCCTTTTAATTAAGTGCAACTTTGGTGTTTTAATTGCGCCAGTTGCTACGCATTCCTCAAAAAAGGAAAGTATTATTAAGCGTTAACAGTAAACGCGCCATATACTTCTGATTGTACAGCAATAGTTAATTTTGCTGTAATTGCATCAGTTAAACTTGGCGTTACTTCTAATGCTTCAAATTTACCTAGGAAGTAATAACTTGTGTTTTCTACCGCACCTAGTGTAGTTGTACCGTCTCCAGCAATAGAGTCTGTATCAGCACTTGAATCGGCTTCTGCATCATAGCCTTCTGGTTTAGTGTCTAATAGAGAGAATCTAAAGATATAAACGCGACCATCTCCAATTTTAGCAAAAGTTTTAAGAGGAACTGCGTCACTGCCACCATATACGTTACCATCAGCCCACAATGCAGGAATATAGTTAAGTGTAATTTCCATAGTAGGCGCATCAGCTTGGCCTTGGATTTGGATAGAATTTTTCTTACCATAATTAGGTACTTTAACAATATTTGCTGGAGTACCAATTGTTGGAAATTCCTTAATATGTCTGATTCTAACATATTTAGTAGATGCTGCAAGAGCTGGTACTAGTGTGTCTGCTGCCACTTCAGATGAAAATAAAGCATTATTCCCAGTAGTTACACCGATAGCTGATAAAGCTGTTCCCAGTGTAGCGTTATTTGCGCCATTAACACCGCTACCTGCAGTAGTAGTAGCAAACTTTGAAATAACAGTTTCTAAACCAGCATATGTGATAGCCGATCCACCTGTTTCTGCAGCAGTAGCTGTAGTCAACAATGATACAGAAAGGTCTGCAAAACGAGCAGCGCCTAAAGATTTAATATGTGCCATTTTTAATTACTCCTTAGTTTGAAAATGCGCCATTAATTGACGATTGTACTGAAATAGTCAATTTAGCTGTCATTGCGTCAGTTAAACTAGGAGTTACTTCTAATGCTTCTAGTTTTCCTAAGAAGTAATAGCAAGAGTTTTGAACACCGCCAAAACCTTCTTGTAAATCGCCAGGTGCTTTTGCTAATAAAGCAAATCTGAACATATATAAGCCTTTGCCACCAACTTTAGCAGTAGTGCCTAGCAAAACGTTGCCTTGCCATTCAGATGGCACATAGTTTAATGTAATCTCCATTTGTGGAGCATCAGCTTGGCCTTGAATTTGGAAAGAAGTTTCTGAACCATATTCTGGAACTTTAACAATGTTTGCAGGTGTACCAATTGCAGGAAATTCTTTAATATTACGAATTTCAACAAAGTTAGCACTGCTATTAAAAATACCAGTAGTGTTACCATCTACAGTAGGTAAATCTGTAGTTGCTTTAGTTGCAGTAGTCATGCAAAGGTTTGTAAACATTGCACTACTAATTGAACTAATATGATTAGTTGCCATTTTTAATCCCTTTAAATTTAAGTAGAACTTCCGTAGAAGTTAAAATCAATTGTATAAGTACTTTTGTGAATAATAGGCAAGGCCTTGTCCGGTCCATTATGCACCAAACTGCTAATACCAAATTGAGTCGTTCCGGTACCTGTTTTCTTAGATTGGTCAAGTAAATACTTGTCTAAGGTGTCTGCTATAATCATGGCACGTCTTGTGCCAGAGCCTGCAGCTATAAAAATGTCGATTATAAGAATTCCAGCTAATGAGTATCTATTAATAGGTTTTCCACTAGGTATCACTGATACGCGTATAAATTCATCATTAGTAGTATTCATAACTACGAAATTTGTCGGGAATGTCTTAATATTCTCAGCTTTCCACTCTATAGAGTTAAATACTGAATAAACGTCTTTCTCTAATAACTCATATTTTCCCATGGTCACACCTCGTGAAATAGTTCGACAATAGATATATGATTATTTGATGCAACCATATTTCCAAAATGCCAACGATCACCAGCAATAAACACATGATCAGTCATAGAAAACGGTCCAACTTCCTTTGTTTTAAACATAATAGTCATCGTTTTTGCTTCTGGAGTTTTAGACGTTTTTGTAATTATTATTTTTGTTGTTATCGATGGTATAGTTGTATCATTAACTTCACCAGTTCCAAAATTAAATTCTGAAGAAGTTGTTTTTGTAAAAACCGCCTCAACAGCTAAATCTTTTGCTGCATTAAAAGCTCTATTTAGTGCATTACCAATTAATGAATTATAAGCCATTAATTAGACCTCCACCATGTTCGCTTACCACTATTCCGGAGTAATGGTTTGACAAGTGTTTTTACAACCATTGGAATTTTATCCGCAGGTCTGATAACACTAAGTTTTAAGCCGCTAAGTTCTAGGTCTTTAATCAAACCCGTATTGTCTAATAGCCCATCATTATTTAGTAAATGATAAGCCATCTCATAAGTAGCTTTAACTACTCTCTTGTCAACATCTGTAGAAATTAAAGGAACAAGTATACCAAGTTTAGGATCAAAGTATTCACCGTCTTTACGGGGATGAGCAAGTGACTGAGTTGGATCTGTAGCTACTCCGATCCAATCCATTTCATCCAGCATAAATGTAGCAGTACACAGAGCTTGTTCTTTCTGAGTATCAGCAGCTTCAGTCCATGCTGCTACATCTAGTCTGTTCTCAAAATAAGTATTGGCCTCAGTTATGGTAGCATTTGAATTAACACCTTTAACTAGTGCCATAACTTACTCCTTAAGAATGGAATACAGGTAAGATACCTAATGATAATGCAGATTGTGTTTTACGTGTCCATGTGCCACGAGCGTTAGCAATAACAGCCGCAGCTGTAAGTGCTTTAGATGTGCCACCTTCAACAATACCCATATAATCAGCATCAGATGGGAATGCGGTTTTAGCACCATTCCAATCGTAACCAGCAGGTGCTAATACATAACCCCAACGGTTCCAGATAGAAGTTGTACCACCACCTTTATATTTGTTGCCATCGCGTGTGATTTCAGTTGCATCAGGAACAGCTAATTGTTCCATAGCGATTGCACCAGGCAATACGATGAAAGAAGTTTTAGTACCAACTACGTCAATGCCAGCACCACCATTAACTTTATTCAATTCAGCAGAAGATAATGATTGTGAAGCACGTGTAGTGATCAAACGGAATTTACCATTAAAGATAGTGTTAAAATTAACATTACCATCAACAATAGTTGTTTCATCAACAAAGTTAGCTGAACGGAATGAAGCCAAAGTTTCAGGGGATACAACTAAGTACGCCCACTCTGGTTCATAATCTTTAAACGCCATACCAAATGCATTCAAGAAACCTTCAGCTCGTGAAGCACCTTGATAAGCATAGTTTGTGGTGCCACCAGGAGCAACACCATTTGCAGTAACAACTTTGTTTGAGCCTAAATCAACATAGAAACCAAATCTTTCATCAGTTGGATCATTGTCAAAAGTTTGGCCACCAAGCCCAGTTGCACCGCTGCCTGTAGCAGCACCATTTAATAGTTCAGAAACACCTACACCTTTCAACACAGAAAGAATAGCATTGTGTTCGTCTTGAGCGCGGGTTTCACCGAAGTCACGACCAATTTTTGCTAAACCATCTTGTTGTGTAACAACTTGTTGCATGTTAACTTTTTCAGCACCGTGTGTACGGACTGTCTTAATATATGTGCTGTAGTCAGTATCATAGTTTGTTTTCGTACCATCAGTAGCATCTGTCAATGACGCAACGTTAATGGTAGGATTCAATGGTCTAAACCAACGCATTTGGCCAATAAAGGTTTCTGTGCTGGTGTCAATTTGTGGATTAGAAGAAGTAATGCCTGTGCCAGACAATTTCTTTGCATTGGTGTAAGCTTCATCGCTATAGGCACCAATCGCTTCTTGTAATACATAGTTATTCGTTAAGCCTGAAGGCCCAATAGGGAGTGTGGTAACTGAAGCACCCATTTGTTATTTTCCTTAAAGTAATTATTTTCTACGGATTTTGCCTTCCGTAATACGTTTAAGCACCTCATCTTGTGATAATTGAAATAGTGATTTATTTGAATCATCTTGTGAAGCGCCACTTGAACTTGTTTGACCTGCCCCTGTCGACACTTTTGGTTTGAATAAGAATGAATTATTATCGTCTTCAGAAAATTGTTTAATAAAGGTTCTCAGATCAGTTCCTGATTTATGCACCCATACTCCATTTTCATTTTGTATAAGTTGCGATGCCACATCCATATATGCCATATCCGCTGCTTTATCGCTTCTAAACGTATACCCACTAAGAATAGATTTTACTTCTAAGTCCCTAGCAAGTTCTATGTTACGTTTTGTTATCGTTTCTAACTTAGCATTAGCTTCCGCTAACTGAAGTTCATAAGCTTCTTTATGTTTTCCTTCTTCTTGAAGTCTTTTTAATTCAGCTTCTTTTTCTTTTTGTTCGTACTCTGCAGCTTTCTTTAACGCGTCGTCACGTTCCTTATAAGCGTTATCAAGTTTGGACTTAATAGGTTTAAGAGCTTCCTGGATTTTCGAGTCCACATCATCCACAGGAGGATTGGAAGGAGCAGGAGGCGGAGTAGGATTGTTAGTTTCTTCTTGTTCGACATTTTCGGTCATTGGTAATTTCCTTTGAGTACAACTCAGTTACATAGAACAGATACAATCTGCCCTATAGGATATTTTGTTTTAATGTTTAGGGTTAATTTAACGGGTTCTATTAACCCTTAAGATATACATCTATTAGTATATTTATTAAGAATATATGATAGACTGATTAACTAAAGGGTTATAATATAGGGGGGACCGACTTAGGGTTAATTTAACGGGGTCTAGCTAACCAAAACCCAATCTTCTGCTAATAAATCAGAGACTGAAGGAACCCATGTATCAAAAGAGTTTTTGACATTTTTAATGACAAAGTGAGAATTCAATTCAGAAAATTCAAAGTCATGCGCTTTGACTAGTTTGATATACATATCTTTTCCATTCCAACCGCTACGAGCTAGCTTTTGGCCAGCGATGATCATATCTAATGCGTGACTAAATCTCATTTGTGCTTTGCTCCACATACTGTGCATGTAAAACCTTTCTTTTGATCTGGATTCATTACACGCATTTGTTTACCGTGGAGATTGTCTTGATTAGCGTGTTGACATGAACACTTTTTAATTTCTGCTGACATATAATTATCCTATTCCGTAGAAACCCCAATCATCATCAAACTTAGTTGGATCAGGAATTTCACTCATAACATCCTCTTTAGTCAAGATGTCTTTTTCGGTTAATGTTTTGCCACCAACAACTGATTTACCTGCGACAGGTATTAATCCTTTATCGATAGCTTCGTTTAAATATTGATCATATAATTCTTTAGGGAAACCTCTTGCTAACATCTCATCTAATGTAACTTTAACAGGATTCTTATCTAGTACATTAGCATAGAGTTGTCTTATACCCTTCCGGGCCTCCAACATATCGGCTGCATTGGCGAAAAACGCATCGTGAATGGTGCTTGTGGCAATCTTATTGTCTCGTCCCCATAAGTGGAAATTTTTGACCAATGTTGCGTCATTGGAGTGGTTTCCGTTAACTGCATAAGCTGTGCGTGCTTTTGTGGCATCTGCGATATCATTTATTTTCCCATCAGCATTTACTACTTGTTCCCACCAAGTAGCTTCGGTCTTTTGTTGCACTTGGACCAGATTATTAACCCAATTACCGTCTTTATCTTTATAAGTTAATCGCTCTTCGAAAGATTGAGTAAAATTCTGTTCAATAATTTTACCATCAAAATTAACCCATGGAACATTTGTCCAAGACTTAGGAAGTTTATTGGCATAGAATATTTCAAAACCTTTTGATATATTTAATTTTTCAACAGGTTCTAATTTAAATATCTTAAAGCCTGTTTGTCTATCGCCAGGCGCTTTTACACCATATATTAAATCAGCTAATGTTCCATCTGGTTTCCAGCCATCAAATCGTTTTAAGAATTTCTCTGATAAAGCTTCGCCTGCCTTTAATCCTAATAATTCACTTATTCTGTCAGGAAGGACATAACCTTTCTTACGGACGCCTAAAGCTGTGGTAGTGCCTATTGATTTCCAATCTAATGCTGCTTGAGAAGGCTTTGCTTTCATCAAATAATCTTCAGCAAGTCTGCCAAAGAATTTAGTAAAGTCTTTCAAAATAGGAACTTGTTCGCCTAAGTGTTCAGACATTAATTTAGCAATAGCTTGGAAGTCTCTTGGTGTAACAACCATATCATAAGTGTGTGTCATCTTTTCTACTAAGTCTTTAGTAGCTGGATCAAGGAAATATAACTGTTCCATAATCTCATCACCAGGATCTAACCCTTTATTAAACACATCTTTAACATCTTCTCTTAATTGTTTTAATTGTGCAGTTGTTTCAGGATCAAACTTCTCATATCTTGCTGCACGAGCCGATATTTCATTTAATACTTTATCTCTGTCACTAGCTTTAACAACTAATGTGCTTTCTTGTTTGCCAAGAACTTTTGCAAGTTTACCTTCAACATTAAGAATTCCAGTTCTTTCTCCAGCACCATAAAACGTAACCATATTTTGAGCTTTTGCAGCTTTACGTAAATCTTTTTCATTGAGCCCTAATCTCTCATTTAATACTTTAAATCGTGGATCATTAAATGTTGCTGCAGCAATTTCGTCATATAGACGTCTTTTCTGATTTGTAGGAACAACATTAGATAGCGATGCAAGCTGTTTATTTTTAGTAGTTAAAGCAATAATCTGAGCGCCAGATGACGAAGCATCTTGTTCAAGTGCTAAAGCAGTTTTGTATTCATTCATAGAACCGCCAGCTTTAAGATAATTATCTATCTTAGCAGCTTCCATAGCAAACCTAAAGAACTTACCTAACTCTTCGCCTTCAACTAATTGTACCATATCGGATTCTAATATAGCGCGAATATCTCCTGGCTTACCACGTAACATTTTATTACCAATATCTACCATATCTGGCCACAATTTATCAGCAATCTTTTGTCTGCCTGTAAATGATAATGAATTATATCTACCTTCAAATACATCATTCAGGCCGCCCATGAACGCGCCTATCTGATCTCTAAAGTTCCTATAGCCATCTTCACCAAGAACTTTTTCAATTTCAGTATTTAAGAAAGGTCTAAATGATTCTCCTGATTGCGGACTAATAAGGCCACGATCATAGATCCTAGCCCGATGATCGACAAAAGCATGATTACTAAAAGCGTAATCATTATTTCTAAGCCAATCCATAGATTTAAATCGCTCATATGCATCGCCTCTAGAGGAAATATAGTGTTTATACTCATTTAGGTCATTATAGAATTTAGCCTTACCTTTATCATCTTCAAAATATAAAATCTTCTGTGTAAAGTCATAGAAGTCCTTATCAATTTTATATTTAGACTGAGATGTCCAATTTAATGCATTGGCCATATTCTTATCAACAAATTCTTCGGGAAAGTCAGCAAAGCTATGTGTTGATGTAATAGGAATGCGTGTATCTTCTAACCCTAGGAGACCTCTGTCAATAAAATAAGTTTTATAACCCTCGCGAAAAACCAGTTTGTTCTTCTCTGTTGTTACGCCAACACGTAGGCCGACCTCCACTTTCCGTGTGAGCTGTGAATATTCTTGTACTCGAGGATCTACAACTCTTATATTATATGACAGAGTGTCATAATAAGGCCCAAATAAAGTTCCACTAAGTCTACTTTTCATTCTTCGCTTTTGAACACCATATGTTTCAACTTCAAAGAATTTATTAACATTCTTAGCTTCTAAAAGTTTTATACCTGTTTCGTACCATTTACGTCTTGTGCCATTAAGATTAGCAAGATTATATAAATCTCTTCCTAAGGCAATAGCAAATTGATCTCTATCAGGCATGTCTGCCATACTCAACCTATGTGCAAATTTAAGATAGAATTGTTGTAATGCCGATTCAGTTAAACGCTCTTTACCATTAGGCAAGCGCTTTAACACTAATGGAATTTTATAATCAAATGTGTTACGCAATTCTCTAGCTATCTTAGGAGCAATATTATCTTCCCAATAATTTTTAGCACGAATATTCTCGATGAAATTATCATGTAAGTCTTGTAATTGAGTAGGGCCTAATACTGGGTCAATATAATTATCTTGTTTTAGTTTCTTCAATACGTTGGTATCACTACGTATCTGAGTCTCAATAGCATCAGAAACATTCATGACATCAAATTTAATTTGACCCTGTGCTACAGCTTTAAAATTATTCCACTGTTCACCGTTATTTCTAAATCTAGTAAATAAAATACGTAAGTTATCTACTACAACAGCACGTTCATTAACACTCATCTTCTCACTAAGTAAGTTGTTAAATGATTTAATGAATTCTTTATCTTTAGGTTTTAAAACATCGGATTGTTCTGTTAATCTTAAATTATTATTTAATACAGAAGGGTTCGGTTGGTAAAGTCTGGTATCTTCGTAACGCCCTGTGACTGGATTAAATACGAGTTGTTTTTCGGTTGGGAGACTGTTGAGCACACGTGATTTGGCAGCTTTCTTGGTGTGTATGAGGGCGCCGCGATAGTTTGTGAGTGATAAAGTACCATCTAATTCTCCTGATTGTAAGAGATAATAATCTTTTAATGTCTGAGTTAATTTAGCATCACCAATTAAATCTTCAGGAGACATAATAGGTAACTGCATTGCATCTAATTTAGCCTTGGCATTAGCAAACTTTTGTGTATCATTAGGCAATGTATATGTAGGATCAGTCATACGTCTTAATTCTTTAATCCCAATAGTATTACCTTCAGGATTTGTAAACTGATCAACTGTAAGCTGTCCGCTTTGGAACATGTTAACTTTCTTATAATCGCCAAGATGTCTTAGTTGTACATCTTGTGGTTGTCGCATTAACCAATCATTGTATGATTCTCTAAGAGGCGTATTACCGTCATAAAAAGCTTTTTGAGCATCAGTTAAGTTCTCAACGTTTCTACGTCTTACTTGTGCTACACTTTCAAGATCTGCTATGTCTTTCCATGATTTAAATACAGGAACAGTAGTAGATCTGCAATGCCAATGCGCTGGCGGTAAATGAGTTGTATCACTGATTGGATAAATCTCACCATCTCTATGAGCACATAATGGTGTAGTACGTGCGTCAAGGACAGCAACATATTGCCATCCTTGTAACGCTTTTTCATTTGCTTTATAAATTGCATGGTCAGCCTGAGAGGATACAGCTGTGATAGCTGTTATTACCAGACCTCTTGACTGTGTACGAGTAATATTATGTACATTTCCTGCACGTACTTGCAGAGCTATTTCATCTACACTTTTACCTTCAGATATACCCTTGCGTATAACTGCTTCTAATCTGATTCTTTCGTTCTTAGCAATACCTGACCAGCCTTGTTCCATTGTTCCATTTTCATTTAATGGGTTCTTTAGAACAATTTCCTCTGCTATTCGATTCTTAGGTCTTTCTGTACGCCATATTTTACCCATTGCTACTTCGACTTTCTGATAAGCGTATGAAAGTTGATCCGAAACAAGAGATGATAAATCTTTTTGAACAGAATTATTAATTGACTTATATGTCTTTCTTAATTCTTGATCAACAGCTTCTTTAAATCTGCTAAAACCTTGTCCAGAAAGTTCTGCATCTTTAATTAATTTATCTAGTCTCACAACATGACCATCAATTACCAAATCAACTTTACCAGAAACTCTTCGTTCATATAGCCGGATCATTGCTGCACGATCTAGTGTTTTATCATAAATTTGTGTATTACTATTAATGGCCACGCGTTAAACTCCTTAATTATTCTTTAATAGGTTTAGGTTTAGCACCGGCAGCTGCGGCTTCTGTTTGCATAGCATATTGATCATTATACTTAGTAGCAGCAGGAATGATTAACTGATCTGCGTTAACTTCTTGTTGTGCAGTTTCATCATCATACTCAGAATCTATAATATCATTAGCTTTTAACATTTGAAGCCAAACACTTCTTGGCAATAAGCCGGCTTGATACCATTGAGTAACAGCGTTAAGCCATTCAGCACCTAATGGCACTGGGTCAAAATCTGCTGAAAGATTAAATACGATATCACAAGAATCTATATCTAACCCGTATCTCCAGTTAATCATCAAGCATATTACTTGTTTTAGTGTGCTAGAAATTTTAGTGCTTAATACACTTAATTGCGCTGTTTGAGCTGCGTTACGAATTTCTAATGCAACTCCTGATTGTTCATTTTCAGTTGTAAGCATTCTGATACCAAGTTTAGCCATTTCGTCAATAGACGCTTCAATAGCTTTCTGCATATCTTGTAATGCTTCTGTTGGAGTTTTTAAGACGTCTGCTTTATCATCTTGGCGTAATCTTATCCAAGACCCTAAACCAGCATCTACGATTTCGTCAAATTGCTCATCAGACATATCTGACATAATAACTGGAGTATAAGTTGCCGCCCCATACAATAAATGATTACGTCTGCTAATTTTATTATATAGGCTAATTTCTTTATCAACTATAGGCATCAATATAGGCATGATAGGTTCTATCGTCCCATTTACAGGCCACGCTGGAATATGTTTTAGAGGCTCACCATTATTTAAGATATTATCATACGTTTCTATTAATTCAAAATAGCCTGATGGAAGCGGCTGACTAGCTTTTTCACCTACACCACCTAACTTTAATGTCTGATCGCCATTATCCTTAGTCGTGCCTTGATAGACTCTAACTTGGTAGTTGCCAGCCTCGTTTAACTCATGCACCCAAACTGTTGGCACTCTTAACGCATGAAACTCATTGTTAGAATAATCTTCAGAATAGCCTTTTACAATTACACGCTTAAGAACAGTTTTACCAAAAATATTTGTTTCAGTAGCCCAGTTTACAATTGTTTCAGCTTTTTGTAAGATAGGATATGGTTTAATCATATCTCTCTCTTCTTTATCTAGTGCATCTGCATTACTAACATTTGGATAATCTACAAATACCCACGCACGCGATGTTTGAATCTCTTCCCACAAAAGTTCATCTAGAAATGCTATTAAAGTAGAATCATCACGTCCAATATTGTTAATAAGCCAATCTTTAGCGTCATCAGGCACACTGTCAGGTAAAGTTAATTCAGGAGCTTTTCTTAATAAACCGCCCACAAGCATTTTAGCAAATTGCGCTGTAATACCTGGAAGTTCTGCTTCTGATTTATAAAAATCATATTGAGCTTGGCTCATAGTAGTTGAGAAAGGAATTAGTAGATTGTTAAACCTAATTAGATCGATATGTTGATCAAGTTCCTTTACAGTACGTTCCCCATTGCACACAGCACGTGCCTTATCCCAAGAAGGTTTAAGATACTCATACGCTTGACAAGGATCCGCAACTGTTTTGACAGGGCCGTATGTCATATTAGCCTCTCAAAAGTTTATTGAAATCTTCAATAGTTCCTTCGAATACTTCATTTGTTAAATTACTACGAGCAGTAATTACACCTTCTTGTTCTGTTTCTAAAATTACCCAGTTAGATGGAATGCCATCTTCAAAAGCTTTAATAGCTAATTTAGGCGCTACTGGTACTACAGGGATTTCTTGATCTGCCATTTTATTTTCCTAAAAATTTGTTTGATTCACGTTTACGTCTATTGGTTAAGCCTGGAACGACTTTACCTTCATCTTTATTCCATCTAAGGAATTGAGCAGCCACTCGATCTTTAGGCGCCCCTGCATTTAGTAGCTTTAATAATGTAGAACCTTTAAAAGCGGCTACACCTACATTATATGTAAATTCTACTAATGCATCAAATTCGTTTTGTGTTAACGGTACAGTTACGTTTTTATCAACTGCACTTGTGTATTGCTTAAGGGTAACTTTGAAGATTTGTAACGCTCGCTCCTTAGTAATGGGAGCGTCCTTTAATGTGACTCTAGTACCATTCTCATAGAAAGTACTACCAAAGCCAATAGTAGGGACGCCCTCACCATCTGGATACGGTTGCGATCTAAACCCTTCAGAACCTTTTAAGTCTTCTGCGCCTTTATCGCTAAGTTCCATAATTATACCGCTGCAACAATAACGCCAATAGCAACTTCTTTTGCTACTTCTTGTACATCAGGATTAGTCACAACTTTTTCTGCAACATCTGCTGCTTCGTGTACAGTGTGATTAATAGCTTTTCCTGCATCTTTAAATGCTTTATCTAAAGTATTCTTCATGATACAGCATCCGCGATAGTGTCGATTGTTACATCAACAACTGTTTCTACGATATCGTGAGGTGCTAAAGGTACAGCTACCTCTACTACTGTTTCTACTGCATCTTTTAAATCGTCTAAAAATGACATATTAAACCCCGGGTTTTGCTAGAAAGAAACCGTCTAGCTCGGTTCGTGAGGGAAGACCCCTCAATTCTGTGCAATATAATTGCGTTATTATTTATTCAAAATCGGTTACTAATTTCCATGAAATAGTTTCTTCATCCCAGACATACTGATTGCTATCTATTGGGTACGCTATGGGAGGAACCCATTCCAAACATATCGTTGTTTGAAGATTGTGGTGTTACAAATAAGTTTGGTGTTGTTGTCATGTCAGCCATGTAGTACTCTTTTTAAAATTAAACTAAACATTTGGATACCATTTATTAGAAGTACCATCATATGTCATAATAATAGCTTTATTAACCACTGCTGTAGATGCTAATGCAATGTTACC